TCTTCAGGTCAGTTTGGCTATAACCTTGATAAATCATTAAGATTAAGGTCTAGTGCTAGTGCTTATTTAAGTAGAACTCCAGCTAGTGCTACTGATAGACAAAAGTTTACATTTAGTGCTTGGATAAAAAGAGGAGCATTAAGCACTAATCAACATTTTATTTCTGCTGGAAGTGGCGGAACACAAGAAGATGCTATCTATTTTAATGCCTCAGGAAATATTTTAGGTATTTATGCTTATCAATCAGGTTCTTATGCAGTTCAATTAGAAACCACTCAAGTATTTAGAGATATTTCAGCTTGGTATCATATTGTTGTTGCGGTAGATACAACACAAGCAACATCTTCTAATAGAATTAAAATGTATGTAAATGGAAATCAAATTACATCATTTTCTGTTTCCACTTATCCATCTTTAAACTTTAATTTTGATTTTAATAATACACAACCTCATAATATCGGAAGAAACTATAACAACAATAGTTACTTTGATGGCTATCTAGCAGAAACAAACTTCATTGATGGTCAAGCCCTAACCCCATCATCTTTTGGTGCTAACAATGCTTCTACAGGAGTATGGCAACCTAAGAAGTATGCTGGTACTTATGGCACTAATGGATTCTATTTATCTTTCAAAGATAATAGTAGCACCACTACATTAGGCTATGATGATGCTGGGTCTAATGATTGGACTTGTAATAATATAAGTCTAACTGCTGGCTCTACTTATGACAGCATGACAGATGTGCCGACATTGACAAGTGCGACTGCTAGTAACTTTGCGGTGTTGAATCCTTTAAAGACATATTTATCGCCTACTATTTCAAACGGAAATTTACAGGCTTCATCAATGGCTGGTGGTTCAAATGTGTGGGGAACAATGGCGGTTTCTACTGGAAAATGGTATTTTGAAACAACCATTACAGCCGCAGGTTCTCCAGCAGTAGGAATTATTGACGCAAATCGTAACGCTTCTGAACAAACTGGATATACAGCATCAGGTTCTGCATCTTATATAAGTGATGGTCGCATAAGAAATAATAACGCAAATTCAGGTGGTGGCGCTGGTACTTATGCAACATTTACTACTAATGATGTAATTGGTGTTGCTTTTGATTGTGATGCACCATCCGTATCTTTTTATAAAAACAATACATTACAAGCAACAGTTACTCCAACAAGCGGAATTGCTTACACCATACAATTGCTTGATTGGAACGCTGGAACAAGCGGTATGGCTGCCAACTTCGGTCAAAGACCATTCGCATACACACCACCTACAGGCTTTGTAGCATTAAATACTTTTAACCTACCTACTCCTACTATTGGTGCAACAGCATCTACACAGGCTAATAAGTATTTTGATGCAACTCTATATACAGGTAATGGTTCTACTCAGTCTATCGTTAATGCTGCTGGATTTAGTCCTGATTTGGTATGGGTCAAACAAAGAAATGGCACAGGCTGGCATATCCTAACTGACTCAGTAAGGGGTGCTAACAAGCAACTTTATACCAATGCAACAAACTCAGAAGGTAGTGATACTGCTTTGATTACTGCATTAAACAGTAATGGCTTCTCTGTTGGTTACAATGGTGGAACAGATGTCAATGGTAGTGGTTCATCTTATGTAGCTTGGCAATGGGATGCTAATGGTGCTGGAGTATCCAATACTGCTGGTTCTATTACTTCAACAGTAAGTGCTAATACAAGTGCTGGATTCTCTGTAGTAACTTATACAGGTAATGGAACTGCTGGTGCGACAGTAGGGCATGGATTGGGTGTTGCACCAAAAATGATTATTGTTAAAAACAGAGGAAACTCTAGTCCTAACTGGGTTGTGTACCATGAATCTCTTGGAACAACAGGTGATTCATATTTAGGTTATCCTGAGTATTATTTACTTCAGTTAGCAGATACTTCAGGAAAATATGATTTCACTCAAGATACTATATACGATTCTAATTCAAATACATTTAGAATCGGAAGTAGTGGAGTTATGACACAAGTAAATGCTTCATCTGCTACTTATGTAGCCTATTGCTTCTCAGAAGTAGCTGGATACAGCAAAATGGGTTCTTACACAGGTAATGGTTCTGCTAATGGAACTTTTGTTTATACAGGTTTTAGACCTAAGTTCATTATGGTAAAACGAACAGACAGCACAGGCTTTTGGACTATGATGGATTCTTCAAGAAGCCCATTCAATGTGGCTGATGATGCTTTGTATGCCAATGCTTCTAATGCTGAAAGCACTCCAGCACAAAATGTGGACTTTACTAGCAATGGCTTTAAATTTAGAAGCACAGATAGCGATTCAAATAGTAATGGTGGAACTCATGTATATATGGCTTTTGCGGAAAATCCATTTAAATATAGCCTTGGAAAATAATTTTTAGGAGAAATAAATGTTCTTATTAAACGGAAACCCTTTAGCAGTTGATTCTGCTTTTACACACAACGAAATCAGCTACCCAGCCAACTGGCTAAGACTAGCTACTGAGGCTGAGAAGTCAGCAATTGGTATCACAGAAGTAGCTGACCCAGTTCGTGCTGACGATAGATTTTATTGGAATGGTGATTCAACCCTACCAAAAGCCCTTGAAGATAAAGAAGAAGTAGACAAAGATGGCAACCCTATGTTTGTTAAAGTTTACGACCCAGCTACTGAATCAATGGTAGATACAACAGAGCGATTAGTTACTAAAGGCTTAAAGTCTAACTTTATTGCTCAAGTTAAACAAACTGCTGGCTCTATCCTAGCTCAAACTGATTGGATGGTTATTCGTAAAGCTGAAAGAGATGTTGCTATCCCTACAGCCACAGCAACTTACAGAGCATCAGTAGTGGCTAAAGCTACAGAGTTAGAGGCAAGTATTACTGCTGTTACAACTGTTGAGCAGTTAGCCTCTTTAGACTTGTCTTTCCCACAGGAGTAAGCAATGAGCGACAAGAACCTACCTTTATCTGATGAGCAGATTGAGCATATAGTTGAGCGAGTAACCGAGAGGGTTATTCAAAATGTCTATATCTCAGTTGGCAAAGGTGTTGTAAAGAAAACCTTTTATATTATTGGTATAGGGGTTCTTGCCCTAGTTACTTGGTTAGCTGGTAACGGTCATTTCAAATGAGACTGTTTCTTTATTTTATGATGGGGTTAGCCCTTGGCGGTATATCTGCCATTGCATTAGCTGACCCTATTATTACTGACTCTACAAGCAGAGCTGAGACCACAGTTAAGTCTCCACCACCTTCTGCTATATCTCCTAATATCACCACAATTAACAATAAGAACTGTTCTACTGGTATCTCAGGAGCAACTCAGACTCAAATCCTTGGTATCTCTTTTGGAGCTACTGTTAGAGACTCTAACTGTGAAATGATTGTCAAAGCTGAGTCATTGTTTTTAATGCAGATGAAAACTGCTGCTGTTGCGGTGATGTGCCAAGACTCTGCTATCTGGTGGGGTATGTGGGATGCCGGCACTTATTGTCCTGTAGAGGGCATGGTAGGGGTTCAAGCTAAAGATTACTGGCTTGCTAACTCCAAGATGATTCCAGACAGACCTAAGATTAAATGAAGTGGCTGCTGTCACTAATTGTTGGTACTTGTTTATATCTACCGACATTAAGTTACACACAAGTCATTCAACACCAAATATCGGATGATGGATATGTCAGAGTTCCACTCCAGTTTGCTTTTCCTTACTATGGTCGCATCTTTACTGAATCTTATATGTTCAGCAATGGTGTTGTTGGCTTCCTCAATCCGACAAATTCTTGGTGTTGCACAGGATTTGACCTAAGAACCAACAATGGCACTCCATTTAGCTTTGCCATCATGCCTTTACAAACAGACTTGCTTAATTACTCAGGTCGGTTCTTAACTGAAGGCACACCCCAATATCAGCGATACAAGTGGGAAAATATCTCAGAATTTGGTATTCCAGAAAATCTAAATACCTTTGGTGTAGAAATTAGACCTAGTGGCTTTATTGGTATGCACTATGAACAGGTCAATATCAGTCCTTGGAGACCTGTCACTATTGGCAGAACAGGGGATGTCGGTGAGTTTTCCCAGTATTATCATGGTGCTGGCTTTTCACAGGGAAATTTCAGCCATATCATAGACTCAACCGGTAATGTCTGTTTGCTTAATCCTTTACACAATTCTAGCTGTGCAGGATACCAAGAAGCCTATTTAGCTCAACAATGCTCTATATCGCAGTTGTATAGCGCACAATGCCCTAATTATCAGCAAGCCTACTTTAATAACCAATGCAGTATTAATGCACTCTTTAATAGAGATTGTGATGGGTATGCACAAGCCTATGCCCTAGCCAATATTGTTGCTCCTAGCGCACCCACAACAGTTACAGTAGAACAGCAATTAATTGCAGACCCTGTAGTAAACCAAGTTATTGCAACTCCTTCTTCTACAAGCCAAACTAGTCCTATTAGTGTTATTGCTCGACAGAATACCCCTAGTCAGGTAACTAGTCAGACCGAGAAGAAAGAGGAAAAGAAAGAAGATAAGAAAGAACAACCAAAAACACACCCAAAAGCACCCATTAAAGCACCAGAAGTAGGAACAGTAGTTGTAGATAGACCAATTCCTCAATCGCCTCAGATTGTGGATTTGTTGTACCTACAAATAGTCAAGAAACCTATACAGGACAATGGCAAGGCTTTTTACTTCTTAACAAAAAACAGTCAAATTAAGCATGAGGAAATGGTAGATGGACAATACAGAAAAAGAGATTAGTGTTGCTGGCTTTAGTTTTAAGCTAACAAACAAATTAATGATTATGGTTATTACTATTGCTCCTGTGGTCGGTGGTGCATTTTGGGGTGCTTTTGAGTTCTATAACGACTATATGAGTATGCGCTCTGCGATACAGAACTATGTCAGCCCAGACTTTACTAACTATGACAAGAAGATAGCCCTACTCGAAGAATCTTCAGCCAAGGTCAATGACTACACCAGAGACATCAAGAATGATATTAAGAATGATGTCCGCAGACTTGAGAAGGTAGTTGAGCAGGTAGAGAGAGATGGCAAGCAACTATCTAGAGAAGTAGACAAGGATTTAAGAGAGATGCGAAAAGAAGTGGACAACAAGATTAAGCGAGCCTTAGATAACCCATTATCAAATAACTAGGAGTAGGTATGTTTTCATTGATTTCAACACTAGGCGGTCTATTAGTATCAGGACTGCCAAGTCTATTAGGATTCTTTCAAGACAAATCTGACAAGAAGCATGAGTTAGAACTAGCTCAGATGCAGACTGATAGAGAGCTACAGATGATGGAGCGAGGCTTCATTGCCCAAGCCAAAGTAGAAGAAATCCGCACAGACCAAGTAATGATGCAGACTGATGCAGATATGACTAAGGCTGCTTATGCCCATGATGCCAAAGTCCTTGAGAAAGCTGCTCCTTGGGCTTCTACCTTTATAGCAACAGTTAGACCGGTAGTGACCTATTTGTTTGTGGCTGAGTTGTTTATTATTAATATTGGTATTGGTGTCTATTTGTTTAATCATGGAACTTTGATTACCAATGTTGATGACTTCTTAAAAGCTACAGACATGATATTTAGCGAAGATGAGATGGCTATGCTTGGTGCTATTATCGGCTACTGGTTTGGTTCAAGAGGCTGGTCTAAAAAGTGAAAGTAAGTCAAAAGTGTATTCAACAAATCAAGCAAGATGAGGGTGTTAGAAATAAGGCTTACCAATGCCCTGCCTTGCTTTGGACTATAGGAGTTGGTCATGTTATTGACCCTAACCATGCTAAAGTTTCACTTGCTGATAGAAAACAACTACCTATACCTACAGGCTGGGATAGGATTTTAAGCAATGATGAGATTGATGAAATACTTAGAAAAGACCTTGCTAGGTTTGAATCTGGAGTAATAAGGCTTATTAAAGTGCCTATGACTCAAGGTCAATTTGATGCCTTGGTTAGCTTTAGTTTTAATGTTGGACTAGGTAATCTACAGAACTCTACCCTAAGAATGAAGGTAAATAGGGGTGATTATGAGGGTGCTGCGGAGCAATTCCTAGTCTGGACTAAAGCCGGTGGCAAGGTTTTAAAAGGTTTGGTTATTAGAAGAACCCATGAAAAAGAAATGTTTGAGTCTTGATATTGTCATAAAACTAAGGGATACTCGGCAAAATGAAATTAGTCACCCCACAAACTGTTCAAGCAATTTATGAGATGTTAATTCAACTTCCACCTTTTAATAAGTGGAATCTTCCCCCATCATCAAAAGTTAATTTTGAAGTTAAGAATGACCCCACCTGTTATGGTGAATATGAGCCAGACCCCCACACTATTAGAATCTCATCCGCTAAATTATCTTTCCTAGACCATACTGTTCGCACAACAGCTCATGAGTTAATCCATATGAGGCTATACCTAAAAGGTAGTAAGTCTTGGGATAAGCATGATGAAGCATTTAATAAGCTATCTTATCAAGTGGCTACTCAAATGGGTTACGACCCCAAGGAACTGTAATGCCTCAACAGCCCTGTAGTGATGATGAATTTATAACCCTTTGGAAACAAATACAATCTCCAACTGGAGTGGCTAAAACTCTAGGCATTGACCCTAGAAATGTTATGAGGCGCAGAAACTTCCTAGAGGGTAAATACAATATTACTCTAGCGACAAACAACCCCAGCAAAAGAACTATAAATTTTGATAGAGAAGCTACAAGGTTAAAGGTAGCTGAAAGATTAGAAGAAACTAGGCACTCTGTCCGCAGAGGAACAGTCATTGAGAATGGCACAGTAGTTGTTTTTTCTGATGCACATTTCTACCCAGAGGACTACAGCACAGCCTTTAGAGCATTGCTGACCTTCATTAAAGCCCATAAACCAGAAGTCATTATTAACAATGGTGATGCCTTTGATGGCGCATCTATTAGCCGACATCCTAGAATCGGATGGGATTCTAAACCTTCAGTCATTGAAGAACTTAAAGCGGTTCAAGACCATTTAACTGCTATTGAAGAAGCATCAACTCATAAGTCTAATCTTATCTGGACTCTTGGAAACCATGATGCTCGCTTTGAAAACTTCCTAGCAGCACAAGCTCCACAGTATGAGGGAGTCAAAGGGTTTACCCTTAAAGACCATTTCCCACTATGGCAACCTTGTTGGTCATTCTGGGTTAATGAGGATACTGTGATTAAACACAGGTGGAAGGGTGGTCGCTATGCAGGGTCAAACAATACAACCTTTGCCGGCACTTCTATTGTTACTGGTCACACGCACCAGTTAAAAATAGAGCCATTCACAGACTACAAGGGTACTCGCTATGGTGTTCAAACAGGCTGCCTAGCTAATCCAATGGGAGACCAGTTCTCTGACTATACTGAGGACAACCCTAAAGATTGGAGAAGCGGATTTGCAGTCTTAACTTTTGTAGATGGCAAGCTGCTACCACCGGAGTTAATACAAGTCTGGAATGAAGAAAAAGGGGAAGTTACTTTCCGAGGCAAGATTTGGACTGTGTAAATATTTCCCGATAGGGAATAATCAACCATTTTGTTTATTATTCTGTACAAAATTTACCGATAGGGAATAATGTTTCTTATTCTATACATTAAGTGCCTTTATGTAACATTTATGATACAAAAGTGCATGAAACTTTAGTTAATATACAAATATACTAACTATTCCTATCAAATAAATCAAAACTGCTACAAGCTCCACCAAGAGCAAAGCATTGTCCCTGTATAGGTAGCCTTGGACTGTCCACAGAAAACTGCCTACAAGCCCAAATAAGAGGTTTAAAGGGTATATGTTGAGGCTAGTCAGGGCTATACCTATCAAACACAGTATAGTACCTGACCATCTAATCATTTCTGGTTAGCTAAATACTCAGCCATAGTTTTTCTAATGGCTTCTCTTATTACCTTTAATTCATCTTCTGACAAGGTAAAGTCTTTTTCTAAGGTCATTTCTTTTTAGCCTTTTTAACTGGTTCTTTAAGTTGTCTATAGATTGCGCATAGCTTGTGTACTCTGTCATCCATTTTGGACTCTATATCGCTAAGAATATCTGCTGCTGCCCACAATGCGCCAGAGTCATCACCTAAAGCTCTTTCTGCGCAGATGGTAATTATAGACTGACAGCTATTTATTTTGCAGCTTAACTGCTCAATTTCATTGACCTGACTCCAAAAATCTTTCATTAGTTCTTCATTCATTTTTCTCTCGCTTTCTTTAACAATTCTCTAGCAAAATCAATAATATCCTGTGCGCCATTGAGTTTATTTTTTTTAACCCACAGCTCTAATATTTCATCATCAGTCCATGCAACTGGCTTGTCCGATATTTGTATATGTTTTTCAGTTGTGTCGTTAATTTGTTGTTTTAGCGACATATCTTTCATCTTTTAAATAACTCCCTAAGTAAATGTTCTGCCTCAAGCACAGTCTGTCTGTGTTGTTTTCTTACAACATATCCACCATTAGTATTTCTTGCTTTCAAAAGTTCATACAGTCTATCTGCCAAATCTATAGGGTCAATAATCATGGGACTAACCTTTTGCAAGAATAAGCAATTTCACCAATTCTGAATGTCTGCATAACTGCACAGTCCTTGGCTATAAAGACATAGCTACCATAGCTACCAAAAAGATTACCTAGCATGAAAGCAAAAAATAAGTATATGGTGATAAATTTAATTCTCATTAATATTCTTTTTATCATTTAAATCTCAGCTATTGGATTAAAAAGCCAATGGGCAGCAAAGTCTGGTCTAGCATTAAATTTGGCTGGCTTTCTAATTAACTCTGGGTACATCTTTTCTTTATACCTTTTGTTATATTCTTGCTGACCAAATGGCAATGGCTTTTCTGCATCAGGCAAATTTCCGGTCTGGTAGAAAACAGTATATGCGCCTGTTGCGCTCCTGTTGTAATGAGTTATATAGACTTGCTTTTTGTAGCGCATCTCTGTCAAATATTTGGTGAATGACTTGTGACTCAAATTAACTGCATCTGCCATCTGGTGACAGTTCATTGGCTCTTTTTGCATCCTGAGTAATAAATACTGGATTCGCTTTTGTTTCATTTCTCTTTGACTCATATAAACCTTTCAAAACTGGGCTACTCGCTGCATCTGTCTGCAATACAATCCCTATACAGGTGTGGCACAACAGCATCCGCTTTCGCCCATTGTTAGTTAGAAGGGAATGTCTTGCTCTACTGGTGCTGTTGTAGGGTTTTGTCCTACTTCTCGCTTCTCTAAATCAGCAAAGTAAATCCAACCATCAAAAGGTACAGGTAGAGATTCAATCTTTAGCATCTCTCCCTTGCTGGTTTCCAATAAAACACCTACATTGACATAGCGAGTTTTTTCTTCTCCCTGTTTGTTTGTGTAAGTGCCTGCTTTAGCTTTTAGTTGTTTCTTGACTGCCATCTTTTAAACCTTTCAATTTAGTTACTGTTTTTTCTACTTCATCTAAAAATTCTACTACTTCTTCTTCTAGCTTTGCAATGTATTCATTATCTCTATCTACTCTAATAACAAACAACTGCAAATCCTCTGGAAGTCTTGGGTCAAAAGATACAAAGTCACACCATTGGCGGTTCATCACAGCCATCTGAGTCTGTATCTGGGGAATATACTTAGTTGGTGCTTTACCACTCAATAAAGTAGAAATATGAGTCTTTGAATTAGGACATTTAATCTCTACAAGACCATCTTCTTCTACAAGCCCATCAGGACTGCATCCAAAGTATTTAATACTATGATGGTCAATAAAGCCCATTTCATCCACTAACACACCTTTAAATGCTTCATAAGCCATTCTTGCTTGAGGCTCTGTATCTGTTCCCCATTGCATAGCATCATTCTGGTAGAACTCCTGCTGCTTGCCTGTTAGTCTTTCCAAAACTAGGTCTGTCAAATAATCTGACCTAGTGGCACTATCTTTCTTTGCCAAGACTGCCGATACTTTACTAGCAGTTACTTTGCCTAGTCTGGCTGCAAACCATTCTTCTGTTCTTTGTTCCATCATCTACCCCCTAACCAAAGGATTACCCCTACACAGGCTAACCCTGCTAAAAAACCTAATAAAAGGACAAGAATTATAGTAATCATTTTACTTCAGACATCTCTTTAAGAACAAGAGAAAGTTCATCTGCATAAATGCTACAGTTCTTAGATGTTTGGATTGCGGTAGTCCAGTCACCGGATATACAGTAGTGGTGCAACATCTTTACTTCTGCCATTAGGTCAATCCAAATATCTGAGTAGTCTTTTTGGTCATCCATCTTCATCTTGTTTCATTCCTATATGCTAAGTGTTTAAAAAGCTGCCATTTTTCTTGAAAATTCTTATCTTCGCTAGGTGGTGTCCACCCTAGTTTTTTTAAAGTTTCAGCAACATTTGTTTTTGCTGCTGGGACATATGCTTTGTCAATATCGTCTAAGTGGCTCATGCTAATTGTGCCTTTCTATCTTCTTTTGCTTTGTTAATCCTGAGTAGAGCTGTTTTGTCTTTACTTGCTACCTTGTAGCCATGAGCAAAGTTCTTCTTTAACTCATCCATGTCTTTTGACAAGACAATCATTTCTTCTAGCTCTGTAACATCTACCGGCTCTGCATCTTCCTGTGGTAAGTCCTCACCAGCATAAATATACAAGCCGATACCATGCAAGGCAATAGCTTTGGCTAGGCATCTCTGCATAGCTGTATTAACTGCAAAAGCATCTGGGTTAGGTATGGCTTTATTGCGGTAGTCCATTACCGGTAGCTGTGCAGTCATAGACTTACCAAAAGCATTGACTGTGCAAAATACCATCACAGTCTCACCAAACAATACTGGCTGGCCATAAGACCAAGTGGCCATTGAGTCTTGCTGTAGCAACTGGTCACAAGCCCAAGCCCATGATAAGTAGCTAAGACCATTCTTTTTCTCAATCTTGCTTGAGACATCTATCATTCTTAATTCTGCATATTTACTCATTTATTTCTCCTTAAAAACTTAATTAAAAAACTGCGCCAAATAAAATATAAAGCCAAAGACTTACTGCAACCTGAATATCTCAACCTGCGGTATTTGTCTATCATCTTTCATCCCATTTAGAGCGATTGTCAATCTCATAGTTAGCCCTGTCATTGGCATAACCTTCCATGACTTCTACTGTGTGATTCCAGACCCATCTGCCTAGAGTCTCAAAGTCTCTGTTCTCTAGCAACTCTTGGAGTCGCTCACCTTGCTCTTTGCTGGTCTGTTCCATAGCTTCTAGGAAGTTATTAACCTTGTTAGGGTTATATTCATCAGCCATCAAGTCATTAACTAGTTCTTCAAAAGTCATCATCTTCTCCTTAAATAAACAAAGCAAACATTGAACCAATAATTGCGCCTAAAACTGCTGCACCTAAAATATCTAACTTAGTAACTTTCATGGCTGCTCCTTATTTCTTTACCCAAACTGTGCGATATGTATTAGCCAAACAAGTAACTCCTACACTAATGCGAACCTGTTTTTTTGTTTCATTTCTTTTTGCAATTCTGTTGGCATCTTTAATAGAGGCATGAAGAACAATATCTTCAATTGAACACTCAACACCATCAATAAAGAAAGTCCAGCCAGAATCTTCATGGGCTTGGATGTCATTAACCAAATCTAATACATCTAAAAATGATGTTGCTCTAAAAGACTGTGACCTGCCATCTGTATTTTTGAACTCGTATTTCATTTTTTAAACCTTTCAAAACTATTTCGATATAGGTAATTTAGTCCTTGAAACTTACAACTTTCTTACAATAATGCTTACAATTAAAAATAATTAGTAAGGAAAACCCTAATGAGAGCTAAGAGAGTAGATATTAACCAAAAAGCCATAGTTGAACACTTAAGAGCTATGGGGATGTCTGTATTCCACCTGCACGAAGTCGGCAAAGGCTGCCCAGACCTGTTGGCTGGGATGAATGGCCAGACCTACCTTATAGAAGTCAAGCGAGATGACAAGGCATCATTCACACCTGCGCAGCTAGAGTTTCAAAGGACTTGGCAAGGGTCTCCGGTAATAAGAATAAATAATCCACAAGAAGCTATTGATTTTGTAAAAAATATGGTTTAATCTAATTACTGGCTAGGTTCGCTACCGAAAAGTGGACTCCTTCACCCACCTGCCAGTTCCTTATAAGTGAAGGCTTTTGAAGGAAAGCTATGTATTACTACAAATTCAATATTGCAGACTGGCATCTCGCAACAAGTCATCTAAGCCTAGAAGAAGAAGCTATTTACTTTAGACTCATAAACTATTATTACGACACAGAACAAGCTATCCCAGAAGAAACCCAGTCGGTTATTAGGCGGTTAAGACTCGGTTCTTACTCGGAAATTGTTGGGATTATTCTCAAAGAATTTTTTACTTTGGAATCAAATGGATGGCATCATAAGCGTTGTGATGATGAGATTTCTCAGTACCATGACAAGGCTGAAGTCAATCAGGTAAATGGAAAAAAGGGTGGTAGACCTAAGAAAACCCAAACGGTTTCCAAAGATAACCCAGACATAACCTTAACCAAGAACCATAAACCATTAACCATAAACCATAGTATTGATGTCGCTAAAGCTCCCAAAGCCAAAAGATTATCTTTAGAAGAACTGCCAAAAGAATGGGAAGATTTTTGCAAGAAGGAAAGACCAGACCTAAAACCTTTGAATGTCTGGAATCAATTTAAAGATTATTGGATAGCTCAAGGTGGACAGAAGGGTACTAAGCTGGACTGGTTTGCAACTTGGAGAAACTGGGTAAGAAGCCAGAGAGTAGAATCTGTAAGAACAATTGATAAGCCTACAATCCAATGGCATCAGACTTTAGGTGGTGTTATGGCAAAAGGTAAGGAGTTAGGCATTGAACCGAAAACTGGTGAAACAGAAGGACAGTATAGACAGAGACTTATTTCAGCAGGAGCATGAGCAGTACAGGTATGAGTGCGAGCTAAGATTTATTGCAAGCATGAAGTTATCAGAAAGAAGAAGGTACTTAGGTAAAGTTTTAGAAAAGAGGGGTGTTGTAGCCCTAGACAAACTAAAGGAAGGATTAACTGAATTATGGAAAAAGAACAAATCAACCAAAGCATGACAACTATAGACCCTAACAAGGCTGTTAGTTTCATCATTGAAAATGCACCAAAATATGCAGAGGCTAAGAGCCAGAGGGTTTACCTAGAGAACTACCTCAAAGTAAAAAAAGCTGACTTAGTTATGAGATGCAATGAAAACACTATTACTAGAGCAGAGCATTATGCCTTGGCTCACCCTGATTACTTGGTTATTGTTGAAGGAATAAAGGTAGCTATGCTAGAGGAAGAAAAGCTCAAATACTTCCTAGAGGCTGCCAAGCTAAGAGCTGAGATATGGCGCACTACAGAGGCATCTAACCGGTCACAGGATAGAGCTGCAAGATAATGATGCGAAATCCAGATGCAAAGCATTTAAACTTCTCAGGGTTATCTGGTGTTATTCCTGATAATCCTAAGTGGCTACCATCTAATATTGATATGCTGATGGAGCGCAAAGGACAGTTTTTGCTTTGTGAGTGGAAAAGACCTAACGAAGAATTTGGTGGTGGGCAAAAGCTACTTTTAAAGGCTCTGGCTAAACAACCTAACTTTACTGTCTTAATCGTGCAAGGTCACACAGACGAAGAAATGGTAGTAGATAAGTTTTGGCAAGTAGAATTTGACCTGTTAAGGCATAGAGGAGATTCTTTGCTTGAGCTAAGATTATTTATTAAGAGGTGGTATGAACAAACTGAAAGCGATAAATAGTCCTTCTAAACCAATAGACAGTTACATTGTATGACAACTAAGGCACAAAAAGAACATTATGACAAAGTTGCTAGACTCTCCTGCATTTTATGTAGACATCTCGAACTTGGAGAAAGTCCTTGTGAAATCCATCATATTAGACGAGCAGGGAAACGAGACACAGCACCTGTCATTGGATTGTGCAGAGAGCATCACCGAGGAGATACAGGAGTTCATGGGCTTGGTAGAAAAGCATTTGAAAGAAAGTATCAAGTGACAGAGGAGCAACTCTTGGAATATACTTTGGAACTATTATGAAAGCTATAGTTATCGCAACCAAGACAGGCAGATGTCTACCAGTTCTACTGGAGTCAATTAATCAATATGTCCCTGATGATGTAACAGTCTACCTAAGTGGATATGACTATATTTTGCCAAACCACAGAACTATCACAATGCCTAATGATGGGGATAACTTTGGAGATTCCTACAATGCTGTAGTCCAGAAGGCATTTGAGGAGCATGATGAAATCATAGTAGCCAATGATGATATTGTTTTGACTCCTTATTCCTATCTATTTCTAGAGCAAGATATTGAAAGATTAAAAGACCATTTGGCTAGGATTGATGTCAGTCCTAAACTGGGATGGGTAGCAAGTCGCTCAGACTATGTTAGAGAAGCCCAAAATATCAGGTTTGGCAAAGAAAGGCATGGGGATAAATACAAGGAAGAATATTGCATTAATGAAGTAGAAATCATCTCCCCATTATTTGCTTATATCTCTAAAGTTGCTTGGGTAGATTTCAAGCCTATTAATTGGTATAGTGATGACATCCAATGCTTAGAAATGGTATCAATGGGTTATCAAAACTTTATCTCTAGAAGCTATGTCCACCATGTCGGTTCACAGACTATAGGCACAAATAACCAAAAAAACCATCTTGATTCAAAAGCATGGATAGATAACAATATGCCAGACTTTAGCAAGGAATTTTTTAAGTGACAGTCCATGAGAGGCTTTTGAACTGGTCGTACTATGTCACACTATGGCTAGATGACCCTACTCCAAAGCAGCCATCTACCTGCCGGTCATTTGAAAAGAACTACAACCCAGAGCTAGGCAATGTCATGGAAGAAGATTACCCTGATATGCCGAGTATTGACTGGAAGGATGGTGAGCTAGTAGAGTCTTGTATGAAAGAGCTACCAGAACACCATAGAAGGGCTTTAAAGGCATTTTATGTTAGTCACCCATACCAGAGTAACCATTCTATCGCTAACTACCTTAGAATCAATGTAAAGAAACTAGAGAATGACCTACAAGATGCCAGAGCAAGAATTAGTAAAGAGCTTAACAGGAAGCTATCAAGAGACAAGGCTTTGTGATAACTGTAGGGTAAAGCAACCAAAACACACAGGATTCATGCAGAAATTTAACAATGGTCTAAACCAAAGATGGATTTGTAGGGATTGCAAAGAAAAAGTTGTTGATTCTTAAAAATTGTAGTAAGATTGCCTTGGGAAATTGTATCTACAGTTTTCTGATTTTTTTCATTTTCTCCTTCACAGAGATTTAAGCCCATTAAGTTGGGCTTTTTTTTAGGAATTCTTATGGACAAGACAACAATCATGGTCGGTCTTTTAGGTGGTAAACCTAAGATGGCTGAAAGCAAAGAGGGTGGACTTCTTGAGAGTGATGTCTCTGCTTGTCCATTGGCAACACAAGACAAAGTAATTAACGAAGGTAACAAGCGCAAAGCGGTAGTGGTCGCTAACTACACAGACAAACCAGTAGCCAAGTGCATGGATTGTGAGTATTTCTGCCCATCTAAAGATATGCCTACTTGTGGCATGGGTAAGGGCATGGGTTACTGCGACAAGTTCGAGTTTACTTGCTCAGAGAAGAATGGCTGTGATGAATTTGAGGTAGCAACCGAAGAAGAAGAAATGGAAGAAGAATATGAAAATGACTAAGACTCAGAAGAAAATCGGCAAAGTAATGGGTGAGTACAAAGAAGGTACTCTGCACTCTGGCAAAGGTGGCAAAGTAGTTAAAAACCCTCGCCAAGCGATTGCGATTGCAATTTCTGAAGCTGCTAAACAAGCTAAATATAAAAAATGATTTCAGTTGAGTATGCTGCTGGGTTCTTTGATGGAGAAGGGTGTATTAACTTTTCTTCAGATAGATATGGAAAGCCATTTATTAGAATTTTAGTTGTAAATACAGATGTTTCTGTTTTAGAGCTATTTAAAGATAGATGGCAAGGAAATATTACAGCAAATAAAAGGCATAAAGATAACTGGAAACAAAGCTACACTTGGCGGTTAAGCCATGCAAAAGCATATGATTTTATTAGAGAAATTCAACCTTTTTTAGTTGTTAAAAAAAGACAATCTCAATTTGCTCTTGATTTTTCACAATTAACACCATCAAAAGGCAATAGATGGACAGAAGAATCATTACAAGAAGCAACTAAACTTATAGATGCTTTAAGAAAAGCAAATAAAAAAGGAGTTGAGGTTTTATGAAAATAAGAGAAGCTGCTAAGATTCTCGAGAGAATTGGTGTAGCTGGCTATAACAAGCCAAAAAGAACACCTAATCATCCTACTAAAAGCCATGTAGTAGTGGCTAAAGAAGGTGATAAGACCAAGACAATCCGCTTTGGTCAGCAAGGAGTATCAGGTTCACCGGCTATGAAAGGTGAGTCCGAGGCTAATAAGGCAAGAAGAAAGTCATTTAAGGCTAGACATTCAGCCAATATCTCTAAAGGCAAGATGAGTGCAGCTTATTGGGCTGACAAGGTTAAGTGGTAGATGGCTCATCAGCAACAGTTTGACTTTGTTAAATCGGTCAGGGATAAGTTCCCAGAATCATTTAACAAGGCTAAAGTCCTAGAAGTAGGAAGTCTAGACATTAATGGCTCGGTAAGACAGTTCTTTACAGACTGTGATTACTTAGGGATAGATGTAGGAGAGGGCAAGGGAGTAGACCTAGTATGTCAGGGTCAGGATATGCAAGCTCCTAAAGACTCTTTTGATACAGTTATATCCTGTGAGTGCTTTGAGCATAATCCTTACTGGATAGCTACTTTTGAAAATATGCACCGAATGGCTAATAAGCTAGTGGTTATGTCTTGCGCTACAACTGGTAGACCTGAGCATGGAACTAGGGCAAGTAGCCCAGCAGATGCTCCATTGGTAGAGTGGGATTACTACAAAAATCTTACAGAAGCAGATTTTAAAGAAAAGTTTGATTTAGATAAGATGTTCTCAAAGTATGAGTTCTCTACAAACAGTCAGACTCATGACCTATACTTCTATGGTATAAAAAAGTAATCTGTTGTATTATTGCAACATCATCAACCATCAACCGATAGGAATGGAATGTTAGGCGCAAAAAAAATTGAAATGGTATTAGTAGATACCTTAATACCTTATGCTAAAAATGCTAGAACTCACTCTGATGAGCAAGTGGCACAGATAGCAGGCTCTATTAAGGAATTTGGATTTAATAACCCAGTTCTTGTAGATAAAGACAATTCAGTCATAGCTGGTCATGGAAGATTAATGGCAGCTAGAAAGCTAGGCTACAAAGAAGTTCCTGTAGTAAAGCTAGAGCATTTAACAGAATCACAAAGAAAAGCCTATATATTGGCAGACAATAGAATAGCCCTAAACTCAGGCTGGGATACTTCTATGCTATCGCTAGAGCTACAAGAGCTTAAAGACGATATTGACCTTTCTTTGTTAGGTTTTGATGCAGACGAATTAGATGCAATGCTAAATCCTATTGAGGAAACTGAAGGGCTAACAGATGAAGATTCTGTGCCTGATGTCCCAGTAGAGCCAAAGACTAAGCTAGGTGATATTTATATTCTTGGAAATCATAGACTTATGTGCGGTGATAGCACAAGCATTGATGCGGTAGAGAAGCTCATGGATGGTAATCATGTAGATTTAGTGTTTACTGACCCACCATACAATGTGGCTTTTAATGGTAGAAGCGGTAAGCACGATGTAATTAAAAACGATGACTTACCAGAGGCAGAATTTAACACCTTTATTGATGAGGTATGCAACACAATTAAAGCGGTAGACCCAAAGGCTTACTATATTTGGTGTAACTGGAACTTTTATGGTGTATTGCAAGGTAAGCTAGATTACAAAACCTGTATTGTTTGGGCTAAAAATGTATTTGGCATGGGTAATGGCTACAGGCATCAACATGAGTTTTGCTTATTTTATGGCAAGATTGATGAGGTTATTAAGAATGAGTCTGATTTGTGGAACATTAAAAAAGATACAAATTATGTTCATCCAACACAAAAGCCAGTTGCCTTATCAGTTAGAGCTTTTGGAAACCATGTAAAGCTATTAAATGTTTTAGATTTGTTTGGCGGTTCTGGTAGCACTTTAATTGGTGCAGAACAAACTGGTCGCAAAGCATTTGTAATGGAATTAGACCCTAAATACTGTGATGTCATAGTAAAGAGATGGGAAGATTTCACAGGTAAGAAGGCACAACTTGTAGAACTTTCGGAGTTAGAAAAGGCTGAATATGCAAGGTAAAGAGCATATCCCTACCGAAGAAACTAGAAAATTAGTCCGAAGCCTTAGTGCTGTAGGCATTAGATATGTTGATATAGCAAGCAAGCTAGACATAACTGATGACACCTTGGTAAAGCACTATAAGAAGGATTTGGAAGATGGTCGCATTGATGCCAATGCTTCTATTGGTCAGACATTGTTCCAGCAAGCAAAAAGTGGCAATACTTCCGCAGCAATCTTTTGGCTAAAGACTAGGGCGCAATGGAAAGAAACTAATGCACTAGAAATATCTGGTGCTGAAGGTGGAGCTATTAAGGTTCAATGGGAACAATAACAATCCCTTATAAACCAAGAGTGCCACAGCTTGCCATTCATAAGTTGATGGCAAAACACCGATTTGGTGTAGTTGTAGCACACCGAAGAATGGGTAAAACAGTTAGTGCTATTAATCATCTGATTAAAGATGCTTTGCTGTGCCAAAAAGAAGCTCCTAGGTATGCTTATATAGCGCCTACTTATGGACAAGCCAAGCGAGTAGCATGGGACTATCTTTGTAAGTATGCAAGACCTTTAGGTGGTACTGAGAATATTTCTGAGTTAAGGGTAGACTTTATGGGTCGCAGAATCCAGTTATATGGCTCTGATAACCCTGATTCGCTCCGAGGGCAATACTTTGATGGGGTTATCCTAGATGAGATTGGTGACCAAAACCCTAAGATATGGACTGAGATTTTAAGACCAGCTTTAGCGGATAGAATGGGGTGGTGCTTGTTTATTGGTACACCAAAAGGACAGAACCACTTTAAAGACCTAAGAGACAGGGCAGAAGATACTCCTGATTGGGGATTGTTAGAGTTTAAGGCAAGTGAGACAAGCATAGTAGATGAGTCAGAGCTGAAAGCAGCTAGGGCTGAGATGGGTGAAGACAAGTATCAACAAGAATTCGAGTGTAGTTTCCATGCTGCCGTAGAGGGTAGTTATTATGGCAAACTAATGAATGACTTGGAAGAAAAGAAAAGAATGGTAGAGGTCACAAGAGATGATTTATGCCAGACATTTACTGCATGGGATTTGGGAATGGGTGACTCCACTAGCATCTGGGTCGCTCAGACAACAGGGCAAGAAGTCAGAATATTAGACTATGTAGAGAATCATGGTCAAGGCTTAGACTGGTATGTTAATTGGATTAAAGATAACAACTGGACTAATGCTGCTCATAAATTACCCCATGATGTTGCAGTAAGAGAATTAGGAACAGGGAAATCTAGGTTAGAGATGTTACAAGGTGCAGGACTAAATGTAGATGTTTTACCTAGATTATCTGTAGATGATGGCATACAGTCTGTAAGAAGATTGCTGCCTAAATGTTGGTTTAATATGCCTAAAGTTAGACAGGGAGTTGATTGTCTGAGAAACTACAGGCGAGAATTTGACGAAAAGCGGAATGTTTATTATGAAAAGCCATTGCATGATTGGGCTTCTCATGGTTCAGATGCTTTTAGATACTTAGCAATAGGATTAGATAATACTCAAAGCTCATGGTCTAAGCCAATACAAATTAACACTAAATGGATTGTATAAATGGATAACAATACTCTTAAAGGCATACTGGATTCTGAGATTGATAACTCTTTGGGTTTCATTCAGACAGAGACTACTGATGAGCGCAGGAGAGCGCTTCAGTATTACAACAGAGAAGCCTATGGCAATGAAGTAGAAGGTCGTAGCTCTATTGTTACTGGTGAAGTAGCTGAAGTAGTTGATGGTGCATTGCCACAATTACTAAGAGTATTTACTCAATCAGACGAGATGGTTCGATTTGAACCTAAAGGTGCTGGAGATGAGGAAAAGGCTAGACAAGCTACCGAGTATGTCAATTGGGTGCTAAACCATGACAACTCAGGTGTAATTCTGTTCCATAACTGGTTCAAGGATGCCTTGTTACAGAAGAATGGTATTGTGAAAGTCTATTGGGATGACCAGATAGATGTCACCAAAGAGAAGTATCAAGACCTAAATGAAGAAGAATTAACCATGCTTTTGGCTGACGAAGAAGTAGAAGTCGTTAGTCAGCAGATGGAAGAAGTAGAGATGGCTCAAACGGTAGACCAGATGACAGGGATGCCATTGCCACCTGTATATTCATACAGCGTTACTTTAAAGAGAACAAAGAATAATGGTAAGGTGATTGTTGAGAATGTCCCACCAGAGGAGTTCTTAATCTCTAAAAAGGCTAGAACTATTGCTGATGCTCCATTTGTAGCTCATAGAAAACTAACAACTCGTAGCGAATTAGTAGCTATGGGCTTTAATAAGACTCTAGTAGATGGCTTACCTAGTTACTCAGATTTAACCTTTACAGAGGAAAGAGTAGCAAGATATGACCGAGGCGAGATGCCAGATGAGCAATCATCACTAGACCACACTATGCAAGATATTGAAGTCTATGAGTGCTATATCAAGACTGATTATGACAATGATGGTATTGCTGAGTTGCGCAAGATTACCTATGCCGGCACAGAGATTCTAGATAATGAAGAAGTAGACTTTGTACCTTTCTGCTCAATCTGCCCTATTCCTATGCCTCATAAGTTCTTTGGTCATAGCTTTGCAGACCGAGCAATAGACTTACAGTTAATTAAATCAACAGTCACTAGACAGATTCTAGATAACTTGTACTTAACTAATAACTCAAGAATGGGTGTAGTTGAAGGTCAAGTAAACCTAGACGATATGCTAACTGTTACAGCAGGTGGTATTGTTCGCATCAAGAACCCAAATGCTATTGTGCCTTTATCAGTACCACCAACAGCAAGTCAATCATTCCCTATGTTGCAGTATCTAGACCAAGTACAGTCTAAGCGCACAGGTATTAATGATGCTCAACAAGGTTTAGACCCTAACATCCTACAAAACACTACAGCTACAGCAGTTGCAGCAATGCAGTCCGCAGCAGCCGGTAAAGTAGAGATGGTAGCTAGAATCTTTGCTGAAACAGGAGTAAAAGACCTATTCGAGAAGATATTGCAGTTACTTTGCAAGTACCAAGACAAGGCTAGAGTAATCCGATTAAGAGGTAAATATGTTTCTATTGACCCTAGAGAATGGGTAAATGGCTTTGACATCTCTATCAATGTAGGTCTAGGAACTGGCAATAAGCAAGAACAGATGGCTATGGTAGCTGTGGTATTACAGAAGCAAGAGCAGATTCTCCAGACTCAAGGCTTTAATAATCCATTAGTGACATTGACACAATACAGAGAAACTCTAGGTAGATTCATTGAGGCTGCTGGATATAAAGATTCAAGCGAGTTCTTTAAAGAGATTCCACCAGAACTAGAGCAACAGATTGCTAATCCACAGCCACAGCAAGCACCAGTAGACCCAGCAGTACAGGCTTACATGGCTCAAGCACAGGCTCAGATGCAGATTGACCAAGCTAAAGCTCAACAAGAGATGCAGTTATCACAGCAGAAAGCAGAAGCTGATATGCAGTTGCAACAGGCTAAAGCACAGGCTGAGATTCAGCTAAAGCGAGAGAAAGCCCAAGCAGACCTAGAATTAAAGACAGCAGAGTTCCAAGCAGAAGCCCAATTAAAGGCTATGACTATTGGTGCAGGTATATCTAACACACCTAATATTCCTAATCTATGAACAAAGCTGAAAGAGCAAAAGTATTATTAACAGATGATTTATTCATGGAACTTGTGGAAAATCAAAAACTGTTGTATAAAAACAACATATTTAATAGTGATGAGAATGATATAGATGTTCGAGAGAAGTCTTTAATCAAATACAGAGCTATTGAAGAACTACTAGCTAGTTTCCAAGCTGTCGCAGATGACAAGCAGATACAGGCTAGTAAGTGGAAGATTCTTTAACTACCATAAAAGGTAAATACAATGAGTGAAAACACCAATCCAAACGGAAGTGTTAGTGTAAACGAAGCAGCTAGTGCATTTTTATCTATGATGGACTCACCTACTGAGGAAGCGAAAGCTCAACCAGAGGTAGACCAACAAGAATCAGAAGAAGTTGAATATTCAGCCGAATCTGAGACTGAGGACTACACAGACGAAAATGCAGAAGAAACTGAGTACCAAGAAGAAGAAACCCAAGAACCACAAAGATTCAAAGTCAAAGTAGACAATGAGGAGATTGAGGTCACCTTAGAGGAACTTCAGCAAGGTTACAGTCGCACAAAAGATTACACAAAGAAAACTCAGGCTTTGGCTGAGACTCGCAAAACTGTGGAAGCAGAAAGAGCGAGAATCGAAGAAGCTAAACAGTTGCGAGACACTTATTCTCAAAGACTACAAGTAATAGAACAGATGCTCAATCAGCCTGCTGACAATGAGAATCTTTCCGAATTGCGAGAGTCAGACCCTATTGGTTATGCCATTAGAGTTGCAGAGAGAGCTGAGAAGGACAAGCAACTACAAGCAGTTCAAGCTGAGAGACAGCGTATTGCTACACAGCAACAGGCAGAACAGCAAGAACAGCTAAAAGGACATTTGGCAGTAGAGGCACAAAAGCTCAAGGAGTGGATTCCTGAGTTTAGGGATGAGGCAAAAGCAGACTTGGCTCGCAAGGATATTAAAGCCTATGCAAAGTCAATCGGTTTCTCAGACCAAGAATTAGCTAATGTATATGATGCAAGAGCAGTTCAGACTCTATATAAAGCCATGCAATATGAGAAGTTGATGAAGGGCAAGTCAGTAGCCACTAAGAAGGTGAATGATGCTCCTAAGACTTTAAGGTCTGGTACTTCTCAACCACAGGGAACATCAGAACAAGAAGCAATGAATAAGCAGTTTAAGAAGCTCAAGCAATCTGGAAAGAAGCAAGATGCTGCTAAACTATTTGAAAAATTTATTTAAAGGAATTTAGTAATGCCTACATATACAAGATTTGACGCCATTGGCGCAAGAGAAGATTTATCTGATGTAATTTACAACATCAGCCCACAAGACACACCTATTATGTCCTCTATTGGTAAAACATCAGCTAAAGCTGTTTACCATGAGTGGCAGACTGATGCTTTGGCATCTGTAAACACAAGCAATGCACTTGTTGAAGGTGCTGATGCAACTTCTGCAACTTTGTCAGCTACAACTCGTATCGGTAACTACACACAAATCGTTGGTAAGACTGTGCAAGTTTCTGGTACTTTGGAAGCTGTAGACAAGGCTGGTCGTAAGTCTGAGAAGGCTTATCAATTGGCTAAAGCATCTGCTGAATTGAAGCGAGACATTGAAGGTATTATCACAGCTAACCAAGGTCAGTCTGCTGGTAATAGCTCAACAGCTCGTGTTATGGGTACTCTATTGTCTTACATCAAGACAAACACAAACAAAGGTTCTGGTACAACTGCTGGTGCAGACCCTACAACTATCGGTGTATCTACTCGTACAGATGGTACAACTCGTACTTTCCAAGAGTCTATGCTTAAGGATGTAGTTGCTAAGGTGTTTACTTCAGGTGGTACTCCATCAGTATTGATGGTTTCTCCAGCATTGAAGCAAGTTGTTTCAGCTTTTACAGGTTTGTCACAGCACCGTTACAACAGCAACACAAATGGTGATGTAACTATCCTCGGTGGTGCTGACCTTTATCAGTCAGACTTTGGTGTTCTACAAATTGTTCCTAACCGTTTCATGCGTACTCGTGATGCTTTGGTATTAGACCCAGAATATGCAGCATTAGCATATTTGCGCCCATTCCAGACTATCGAATTAGCTAAATCAGGTGACTCAGAAAAGACTCAAATCTTGGCTGAATTAACTCTTGAAGTTAAAAACGAAGGCGCTCATGGCGGTATCTTTGACTTGTCAGCAAGTTAATTTGTAAGTAGAATTGGGGGTGGGGAAACTCACCCTCATTTCTTGGAGATTTCATTGTCAAAACTAGGTGAATTTGGCTCTAATAAAACTGCTTA